CGGTTCTATCGGCAGAAGTAGATGCTTGTGCAGAAAAGAAATCCCACACCTGAATTGCAGGTGTGTTCTCGGATGCAAAGCCCGTAAACATTAGTAATCCCCGCCAATAGCAGTCAGGTGAAAGCCTGCCGCCACTGCTGTGCCAAACGTAGCGTAAACACGATAACCTGCTGCCAAGCTAATGTTCAGAGGCAAGATAATGTCGGGTTGTTCTGCTGTTTGCGATACGGTAGTAGAAGACAGTGTGCGCTCAAGATACAGCGTGTTGTTGGCTGCTGTTGTCGTCACAGAGCCGTTGTTCAACCAGATGCGGATAACAGTCGCCACATTAGTGCCAAGCGCCCTGACCTTGATAAAGTCCAACCGTGAGCCTTCTACCGCACCCGCTGTTTCAATTGGGCCGTAGATTGTGCCGCTGGTCAGGTCTGTGGTGGTGTTGGCAGTAACTCCAGGAGTTGCCGCATTAGCCGCAACACCACTTACCCAAGAGTTAACAGGGATTAGCGGGAAAATAGGGTTTGTATTCTGTGCCATTTACATTGCTCCGATTGACCAAGATTGTAATTTAGGAATAGGGGATGATGTACCACCAGTTGATGCGATAGTGATACCACCTGAAGAATTTGTAATTGTTATATTGCTTCCAGCAGTCAATGTTGAATAGGAAAAATCAGTCCCATTACCAATTAACAATTGACCATTAGTCGGAGTTGATGCAAGACTAAAAGCCAATGTGCCACTTGTTGTAATTGGCGATCCACTCACAGACAAGAATGATGGGACTGTTGCCGCTACGCTTGTGACTGTTCCACTACCACTAGCAGTTGAATTGATAGTTTGATTTGGAAAAGAGCCTGTAATAGTGATATTAGTTCCAGCCACTAAAGCAGGTGTAGCAGTTCCAGTACCACCATTAGCAACCGCTACTATTCCCGTAACATTAGACGCAGTTCCTGTTGTGTTTTGGTTCAATGTAGGTACATCAGCCACCTGAATAGCTGACATGACCACATCTGTGCCATTGCCACGCAAATAAGAACCGCTAGTGACAGCCCCTGCAAATGCGTTCATTGCTCCTTGTGCAGTCGTTGTTCCAGAGCCACCATTAGCGATTGGCAATGTTCCATTTACACCTACAGTCAATGAGACAGTGTTCTTTTCCCATAGGCTTGTGCTTGAGTTATATACAAGCGTTTGACCAGTTGTCGGAGACTGAGCCGAAACATTGTGCAACTCATCCATCTCATAGCCGTTTTGCACCTTGACAAATAACTTGCCCTGCGTTGGGTGTGCGTATTCAACAATGGCCAGATAAACCAAATGCTGAGGTGCATAAGGCTTTGTCGCTGTCAATGTTCCAGCCGTTGTCGGGCTTAGATATAACTGCGCTCCGTCTGCATAAGCAGAGGTGTCAATGTTGCTTATTAAGCCAATGACAGTCACATAACCATTTGAGTTGTTTGCTAGATCAGAGGTTATCAAGCCCAATGTTTGAGCAGAGGTTGCGTCACCTGTGGCCAGTGCTTTTGAGACTATTGATTTTTGTCCAGTTGCCCCAGAAATATAAACAGCAGTGCCTTTTGTCAAAGTCGCACCAGTTGTGTTTCTGACTGCTGTCAAAAGTGTTGATGCTGGTGAAGCCTCAGAAACCGCCAAATCAATAATGCTGCCAGTCCTAGAAACAACAATGCTTGCGTCAGTTGATGTGATGTCAGAAACCGCTTTGTCAGCAGGATAAGTCACAAACAAATGTTTTGTGCCAGAGGCAAAGGAAACTTTTGTGTCTGAGTTGCTAGATTGTAAAACAGTGGTTCGAGCCAAAGTGAGGCCATTACTGGACAAAGTGCCTAAACCGACCTCCCAATCAGCACCATCCGCGACCGCATAATAGGTGCTGTTATTCGCCCCAACAGCAGACGCAAATGTTTGAAAACCAGTCATTGCGCCACCTAGAGCAAAGTCACTAGTTCCTGTGGTGGTTGTCGATTCCTTAACGCGATCAGCAAGGATCAAAGCCATAAATAACCTCCGAGCCACCCTCGGTGGTGGCTAAAAATATCAGTTTTGAATCCGCAGTGGAGAAGTAATATCCACAGTAAATGTGCCGTTTGTAGATGTCACATTTCCACCAAAATCCAAATACGCGACCAAATTATCAGTCGCAGCAGTGCCAGTTGTTTTGTAGATAACTGCCGCAGCCGCGGTTAAAGTAGCACTTGTAAAAGAAACATCAGAAAAATTAATGTCAATTCGATCATTGGCTGTGTCATTGGTCACAGTTACAGCAGTAGCAGCACCGCCAGCAGTGTAACCAGTGCCACTGATCTCATTGGTCACATCGGATCTTTTGGTGTGAGTGTCTTTATTTGGTGCATAACTAGATGTCACCATCAAAATTTTGAATAAATTGGTGTCAAAATCAATTGCACCAGTCGCCATGTCATTAAGACAAGAGTTATAGATTAGAGAGGCCATTTTTATGCTTCCTTTATGGTTGATATTTTAGTCATAAGACTACATCGGCGCAACAGGCCAAACAACATTGAATGGATAGCCTGATTGCTGCGGAATATTCCTTAATTCTTGCCGATAGGTTGCCCAAGCCGCTTGTTGTGCAATAGTTAAAGGGCCATTAGGTAATTGAGTCCAATCACTTGCATAAAGCAATCTTTGCCTTTTAGATGAAACATCAGAAACAGCCATAGTTTGATCTTTAACCCATTGCTTTGTAGTGAAATCAAAAACAGAGTATTGATCTGGCTTTGATGGTATTTCTACAGCCTCACCATTTTCAATGTAAAAATCGGAATCATCAATAGAACCTTGAATATACGTTTCGCCATCTTGAAGTTGTGCCTGTATCGCGTTTGTTTGTACAACTCTAAGAATTTGCCCTGTTGTTTCAGAATAAATTGTGTAAGTCATCGTTTTGTCTCGATTGCAAATAATGAACGATTTGATAGGCCAGCGTAAGCATTTATGCTACCAGAAGCCGTTTGACTAAAAACTTGTATTCGATATGTATAAGTGTCCGCTGATGGAGTCTCACTATAAGACATCGATGGATTAAACCCACCTTCCATTAAAACAGTTGAACCCCTGACCAATCTAAATTGCGGAGAAAAACTTCCTGTGTTTTCCCCATCTATAAAAGTTCCTAAAACTGGGCTACCTGATGAAGCAATATAAACTTGGTTTCCACTAGTTGTAATAGACAATGTTTGTGCGTCTTGCCAAGTGCTACCTGCTGTATTTAAATAACTTGCAGATGTAAAAGCACTAGAAGTTAAAGTTACAGCATTGGTGTTAATGTTTCCAGTAGCCACCACATTGCCATTCAACGACATTTGAGTGCCGTTGTAGGAAATGTTTGTTGTGGAATTGCCCAATGCAAATGTGCCATCGGTATTGATCTTTGCACCTGCACCTGTCATTGTAGTGCCAGACACCGCAGGGCTTGACCCCACGCTCAAAGATGAGCCGCTAATTGAACCTGCTGTAATAGTGCCTAAATCGGCTGTGATTGCCGATAGGGTAGACACCGACATTCTGTCAGCAGTAATTGTGTTTGTGGCAATCTGTGTTGCTGTAATCGTACTAGCAGCAATCTGTCCAGCAGTAATCGTATTAGCCGCAATCTTACTTGCATCAATAGTTCCTGCACCAATATTACCTGCAGTCAATACCCCAATCTGAGCCGTACCAATAGCTGCACCTGCAATATAGGTTGAAACATTTGCAGAAGTAATTTGACTTAAATAAGCAAATCCACCTGCACCCAAAGTTCCAAGTGTCACGCTACTATTTAAAATTCCCGCTGGTGCATTTGATAGATCTACATTGACTGCATTAATTCCCGCAGGCGTTACAGCACCACTACCAGCCCCTGACAAAGTACCATTTGAATTCATTGATATTGAGCTATTAGCAACAGCAGTTCCATTACCTGTACCAATGCCAGAAATAGCACCCGCAGAGATTGTGATATTGGTGTTTAGCCATCCAGACGCAGGAGTAATATTGGCAAAGTTTAGCGGAGTGCCGTTACCCAAAATCACATTGCCTGAACCGTCTTTTAACGTCAGATTGTTTGAATTAATGTTTGATGGAAAAACTACTGTTCCATTGAGTGTGATTGCTGAACCGTCATAGGTAATGTTATTGGTTGAGTTACCGACCGCAAAGTTGCCAGATGAGTAAATGACCGCGCCTGAACCCGTCATTGTTGTGCCACTAATTGCACCCGTGTTAGATTGAATTGTTCCAGAGACAGTCAAATTTCCTGTGTTAGCAGTAATCGCAGAAAGGCTGCCAACCTTCAACGCAGAAAGATAAGGGACATTCCAAACTGTGTTTCCAGTTACAGGGTCATAAATACCGTCTGACTGATAAACAGATTCACCCGCAGTAATTGTTTGTGCTGTTGCTTGCCAAACTGTTCCAGTTCCCCAAGAATTATTTGCAGGAAAAGATGCGCTTCCTGATGTTGTAATAGTTGTCGGTGTTGTATCCAAAGAACTCAAAGTTGTTTTAGAGTAGCAGATTCGAGTAGACGCGCCTTGATTGCCAGTAGCGCCTGTTGCACCTGTTGCGCCTGTCGCACCTGTTGCGCCAGTATCACCATTTTGAAAACTAATTATTGGACTTGACCAAGTTAGACTTGAATCTGTGCCTGTTGTCCCAGATATGGAGGCAACAGCGCGAGAAATATAGACTGGATTTGTGCCTGAAGGGACAGTAGCAGACCAACTTGATGGAGGTGTTAGAGAGTTTGTTGTAAAGTCAAAACTACCACCTGTCGGAGTAGATGGTGCGCTTGCCGATCTTAAAAAGACTGAGACTTCAGCAACCGACAAACCATCATTGCCATTCTGCGCCTCAATTTTAAGAGGTGTCTGCCAAGTGTAGTTTGTACCAACTCCTGTGTTTGTTCCTATCGATGACCACATTGGATCAGAGGAAGCAGGGACAGAATTGACATCAGAGTACCAACCAGCAGGTGTTCCCGCTGATGGGCTTGGAGTAGCTGGTTGACTTGCTGATCTCTTAAAAACAATATCAACTGAATCACCGCTTGCGCTTGCATCTGTTGTTGCGCTTGCAACACTTGAAAATCCAGAAACATTGCGAGAAAAATCAACAGCTTTTAACCAGTAGTATTTTGTTGTTGAATCTGTCAACCCAGATCGAGCAAGTGTCGAACTAGAAACTTCGCCAATCTTTGTGGCAGTCGATGAATTGTTTGTTGAGTTTTCCCAGACCTCGTTATAAAACCAGTCAGCAGCAGTTGGATTAGTCCAAGACAACTGGATTGTTTTATAAGCACCAACAGCACTCAGGCTTGTTGGTGCAGAAGGTGCAGTGGTGTCACCAGATAATGTGTGATTGATCGTTGTCGAGAATGGGCCTTCTTTGTCAGAGAAAATTGCTCTGACTCTCACGTTATAGACCAGAGCAACCTCTTGCTGGCCAGCATAGTCATAAACAGTTTGCGAGGTGAAAATTGATTGCCAAACAGTGTCTGTGGTGAGTTTTATTTGCAACTCATAGCCTGTCACATAAGCAGATGAAACAGCAGTCCAATTAACTCTGACTCCAGGCAATATTGTCCCGTCAGGAAGGCTTAGATTTTGATTTGTAGCTGTTAATCCAGTCGGTGCAGCCTGTGGCTGAATCAGGGTCAGACTGGTGTTTGGAGCGTTGTCCTGAGCGTCTGAGGTTGACCAGTCATAAGCAGTCGAGTCCTCCTCTTTGAGAACCAGATCAACTCCAATGTCCTCATTAAGCCTCCACTCCATGACCCTGAAATATTTGCCCGACCATCCCAATTGAGCAATGGTCAAAGCCACCACATCGCCAGCAGTGATGTTGAGACAAGTTGGCTTGCATGAAATCCTGACAACAATGCCTTGACGCGACTTCAAGAGGTTAATCTTTGCAAGCCTTTGAGCCTCAAGATAATTTGTCGTGAAATTCAGATCGAGTTGAGCAGATAATTCCTCATTGCCATCTTGAGTCTTAAAAGTAGATGAAGCAATCGCAGGATATTCAGTCGCTGAATAAAGTTTGTCAGCATCCGCAAACACACCAGCCACTCGGTTAAATAGATTAGCCTTTTCATTAGCGCATGAGAGTTGAACATCACCTCTCAAATCATCGACTGTGATTGTCTGAACAGGACTTGAGAAAGCACCAACAATCAACTTATATTTGCCAGAGGAATAAATAAGCATTCCAGCGCAAGTCGAGAGCATATCTTGCAGAACTTCCCGAGGACTCTTTGAGGTGTCAACCACGCCATTTAAGGTGTAGCGTTTCTGAGTGACAGCAGTTTTTACAGTGACAGTCTCATCACAGATATTTGCAGCAGCAATAAATGACGCTGAGTCGATCTCATCCGATGTGACCCGCATCCCATATTCGCTCATTATGTAGTCGCGGATGCAAAGAGCAGGGTTATCAGACCAAGCCGTTGTTGTCGATCTTGGGTCATAGACTAATTTGCCTTTGACTAAAGCCCTGACTGTTGGGATGCTTGTAAAGATGGATGTGTCGTATTGCATCCTCACATAAACCGAGGAAATGCCAGTCAACTTGTGACTCGATGTCCAATTGTTTGTGATGGATGCAGTCTCAGTCACCAGATCAGCATAAGCAGTGCCGCCAGTCAGTGAGTTTTGAATTCTGGCTTTTCCAGAATAGCGACCACTTGAGACAGTTCCAGAAACAGTGCCAACATCCTCGTCACCAAAATAAACCTTCTCAACCGATTGAATCTGGTGGTCTGCCAATCCAAAGACTGTGTGCAGATATTCGTTTGTTGAGCCTGTGGTGGCCGCATAGAACATCACACCACCGACTAGGCTTTGACCATAAATCAGTTGCCTTGGGGCTGTGGATGACCTGACATTGATTGTCTGACCCTTGAGTTCATTGGCAGTGCTTCCACCGATCAGACCCATGCTCTGAGCCGCCTTTGTGGTCAGAACAAAAGAGCCAGCTCGAATAGCCGCCCTTAAAAAGATGGCTTCTTTGCCGATTGCAAAATAAGCAATTGCCTGTTCTGCAAGAAACTCACCAGCCAAATAGACTACCAGTTCAGCCATTTATATGCTCCAAGCCTTTTCACAATTGAGAGTCGGTTGCATGATGATGCCAGACTCGGCCACAAAAGCCGACAATTCGCCAACACAAACACCAAGCAATTCTCGCCCCTCATTCATTAAACAGACCACATCGCCCCTTTGAGCCAGCAGAACTGACTTGGATTGACCAAAGTATTTGTCAGCCGCGCTTATCATTCCACCATGCTCATTCATTAACTCAGCAGCCCTTCTGGGTGTTTCGTATTCAAAAAGACTGGTTAAGTCTTTGTCTGAAATCTCTTTGATTGCCTTAATCGAAAACTGCCAACAGTCGTTTGTTCCCCATTCAAAAGGCAAATCCTTCTTTTGAACAATGTAGTCCTCAAGCAATCTAGGCCAATTCTCTTTTCTCATGGAGAGGCATCACCTAAAGTATTTCCACCAACATTGGGGTTTCCACCACCACCAGCATTTGCACCAGTTGGATCAGTGCGACCCCAATTGATGTCGAGATTCTCGATGGCCACCACATATTGCAGACCCTCGTCTGTGGCATCCCTGACTTGTTGTTCCTCATAAGTGAAGCGTTTGATCTTTGGTCTGTTGGCATCAATCATTTGATGCTCGATAGAAAGTGAAATGGTGGCAGTCTGGCCAAGATTGATTGACATCACATCCATGCGACCAGTGAACATCAAAGCCGCAGCCACCAAGTCGTGATTGGCATCGAGCAAAGCAAAGTAAATCTTTGCCGACCGACCTTGATAATTCTGACCCAGAGCAATTGCAATGTGGTTTTGGTCAATTCCAGAGAGTGTCAGGGTTAACCCTTTAGCCTCCAAATTGGATGTCTCAGAGATTGTGTCAATCCCACCAAGCCCACCGACCGCCAAATAAGTGTTGCCACCATAGACAATCGATTTGCCTCCGTTGGTGTAGTAAATATGGCCAGAGGAAAAGTCAAGATCGACCAAAAAGCAGACTGTGAGATTGTCATCCGTCAGAGCCGTTGTAATGGCACTCACTAGGCTTCGGGTCATATCGCCTCCAAAAAGCCAGCAGAGACCGAATAAACGCCTTCTAGGGACTTGTTAATTGCAACCGATGTGCCATCAAGTCGCATGATTGCTGAAGGGTTGTTGTAAGTCACAGAAGTCGATGCAGTTGGCTGAGTCCTGAAAGGTGGCTCGATTGTGTAAACACTTGAAGCCTTGCCAACAATCATCTTGACCTCGTAATTGGCAAACTGAATAAAGTCCCCAATTGACAGGCTCGATGATGACAAAGTAACAGTTGATCCAGTTGAACTTGAAACTGTGATTGATCCAGTCACAGTGCCGATTGGGGCAGTCTCACCGAATCTTGGCAAATAGACTGTGTTTGCCATACCGCGCATTTTGTAGAACAAAGCCTGAATGGGTGCGACTTCAGCCCTTGAAAGGTTGTTCCAAGCGACTGAGCAATACCATTTTGCACCAGCCAACTCGACTGTCTGAGACTGCTGGCTCAGAGGTGAGGTGAAAATCTGTGTGTTTGACCTTAACTCCCAAAGAGCCGACTGAGGTGTTTTGACACTAGGCCAAGCAAAGGTTGTCATGCAAACGCTCCACCAGATTTCATTGATCTGTAAATTTCCGCTTTGGCTTGTTCTTTAGCCTGATTCATTGCAGCCATGATCGATGATCTGTCAGTCCGAGAGTCAATGTTGATGTTCTGAACCACAGTAACGCCACCGCCACCGAGTTTGTTGTTTGGCACGATACTTCCCGCACCATTAGGCACAAACAATTCAGGGCCACGCTCACCGACCATGTAAGGGGTGTTGGACGAAACAGGGCCACCCATCGCTCGGCCACCAAAGCCTTTAAAGAACTCCCCAAGAAAACTGACTGCTGGATCGCTGATATTTTTCTTAATCAGCATTCTTAAAATGTCGCGCTGGATCGAGTTCACCATGTCTTTGAAGTTTAGTTTGCCAGTCATAAAGGCTTCAGTCAGAGTGCTAGTGAACTCATTGCCAAAGCCGTTGATTGCATCCATCAAAAGTTCAAAATCAGACTTGCCTTTTTCAGTAAACTTTTTAAGTTCCTCACTTGCCAAACCTACAGAGCGACTGAAAGTGTCAGGATCAATTAAACCTTTGCCAAGAATTGTTTGCAGATTTTGGATTTGCGAGATGTAATTCTCAAGAGGTGTGCGAGTGTCCTCAAAGATTTTCCTGACTGCATCCGCTTGATCTTTAGCATCCTTGGTTATTTGCTCATCATATTTTTGCTGCTTTAGATCATTTTCAAGTTTTTCTTTGTCAGCCTCAGTGATGTTTCTGATTAAGGCAAGGTAAGTCTCATAAGCCTTGATTTGCTCGTCAGTTGCACCCAATCTTGCAAACTGAGCAACCTTCAGTGCGTCCTCACCATCGGTGAGTTTTGTGACCTGATCGATAACAGACAAATAAGAATCGCGAATTTTCAGGAGTGACTTTTCTAATTCGTTATCCTCTTTCTTTGCTTTCTCTCCACCCAAAGCTGGCAATGGTTTTGCTGCACGTTTGTCAATTCCAAGCAATCGCCTATCCATGCCACTTGCTTCTCCTTGCCTTGGAGTTGCAAACATTTCATTTCTTTGAATTGCCTTTAAATAATTTAGACGATTTTGTAAGTGCTTGTTATATTCATCAAGAGAGGAAGTGTCAGCATTGGCTTTTTTATAACGCTCGATGGCAGCATTGTTTGAATCAATTTCATCTCTGACAGTTTTGAGATTTTCTTCTGTATTTTTAAAAGGGTTGATTGTTCCAAAATTTCTAATGGCATCAAGGAAACCGCCCGAATACTTTATGCCCTCTTGAAACTCAACAATCATCTTGGAAAGTCCGACAAGCATCGGGTTGATGCCATCGACCAAGATAAGTTTTAATTGCTGGTTTATTTTTGTGATGTTGTCATTGAAAGCCTCAGCATTCTTTGCAAAGTCATCACCAAAACTTGCACCAAACTCTGTAATTCCTTGTTTGCCAGTATTCAGGAAAGGAATCAGATCAGCACCAGCCTTGCCAAACAAAGCCATTGCATATTGAGTCTTGGTTGCTCCATCGGCTGCACCACTGAATGCTCCAGCAACATCGCCAAGGATGTCAGCAGTTGGCCTGATATTGCCATTTGCATCTTTGACATTGATGCCAAGATTTTTAAACGCTTCTGATTGTTCTTTACTGCCAGAAGCCGCTTCTGCAATGCTCTTGTTTAATTTAACTAGAGCCGAGCCAAGTTGCTCGTTTGAGACACCAGCCAGATCAGCCGTGTTTGCCAATGATGATAATTCGCTGACCGCAATCCCTGTCTTTTGAGACAGTTTATTCATGTTGTCAGCACTGTCGATCAAGCCCTTGATCTGAGCCGCGCTTCCAATGGCCGCCAAAACAGCAGTCAGACCAGCGATCTTGCCTGTCACCGCACCAACACTGGTACTTAGATCAGTAAGACCGCCTTTGACTGATTTGAAGGCCGCGCCAGTCCTGTCCTGAGCAACAATGTCAATGCTTACATCTTTACTTGCCATTGCTTCTCTCCGACTGAAACTTAATCCAAACTTGCCATTCTAGGAACTCCTCAACAGACATTTCCTCGATCTCGCCAACTGTTTTGTGCAACTTCTCAGCAAGATAAAACATGAACTGTCGCTCAGGAGTCTCCCTTAGTTTTTTTCGAGTTCCTTGAAATCAACTCGCATGATTTCTGTTGAAACTCTTTCCAAAATTGAGGCATCGACCATGTTTCGCAAAACTGGCTTGTCCTCGATGGTGAAAATCTTTCCACCCTCTTTATCAAGGCACTTCATCACCAACAACTCAACCAGAGTGTCAGCCTCAGAATTGCCCAATCGAGTCACCGCCTGAAGTCTTGCTTTGTCTTTCAGTGTGAAAGGCTCAACATAAACGATCAGAGGGCCATTCTCGTCACCCCATTCAGGCACTTCAATTGCCTTGATCTGGAGTGACTTGAAATGGGCTTTTGCCCGATCAATCGCGCTCATCAAGCTGCTGTGCTAAGTGACAATGCACCAGTGCCTTGCAATGTGATTGAAGCCTCAACCATGCCATCAAAAGATGAATTGATTGTCAGACCAGTCACAATGGCAGAGCCAGTGTAATATTTATCGCCAGCAGTTGCTCCCTCTGGGTAAGCAGAGAAAGTAACGCTTGCACCGACAGTCATGGCCATTTGGCCAGCGTCAGCCTCATCCCAAAACACATCAACTGAACCAGTAAAGGTTGTCAGTGATGGTTTATAAGTGCGAGCCGCATCGCCCATCGATGTGTCTTCTAATGTGTCAGCAGACTCGGAAATCGAGAAACTGCGAATCTCGCCAATGGTGTTTGCACCAACTTTGAGTGTACCTTCTGAACCAGTATGAGTAGCCATAATTAAGCCCCTTTCAAGTTTTACAATTTTGCCACATTAAGCAGCAGATTCAACATCATTTTCTCTTGTCGAGTAAGTTACCTCAACAGTGAAACGCCCAACACCCACCACTTGTTCTCCATCCCCTGAATAATCAGATTCAAAAGCGACTGTGTTGATGTCCTTTGCCTTGCCACCAAGCGTGATATTCTGATAGAGGGCTTCCTCTACCTCAACCGCAATGGTGTCAATCGTATTGTCAAAATTAGTGTTTGCCATGACATAACACTCAACCATGATCTCCAAAACTCTCAACTGAGTTCTGGGTCTGGTCATTGTTTCATTTGTCGATGTCTCGGACTTTGTATAAACAATTAGTGCTGGCAGTTTGCCAGACTCAAATGGATAAACCCGAGACTTGAAAACCCGAGTGCCAGTCGTTGTCAGACCCGTCAAGGCAGTGACCACCGCATCCCTGATCTGTTGTCTTACATGGCTCATTGTTTCTCCAGCACAATCATTGTCATGCCAGTCCCATCATCCTGAACAATTCTGGACTTATAACTAACTCTGGCAATCAGGAAAGCATCGCCTTCAGTGCAGGACTCCACATCCGAGGTGCGAACCATGAGTCTGGGTTGCTGAATAGCAAAGCCAACATCGCCACCAGTCTCGACATCGATGAACTGGTTGTCAAAGATTCCTCGAATAGTCTTTGGGACTCCATTCTGGATTGTGTATTTCACATCAATCCCAAAGTCTTTCAAGTACATCAAGCGATCAGCAGCAGACTCAAACATTCTTTTTTGGCCTTCCACGCTTGATCGGTTTTGTCTCATCGGACAGACCAATCGAGCGATCAACTAATTCTTGAGAGACATAAGGAACACAACGACCATTCTTGACCAAATCATTAGCCTCTTGATCTGGCAAATTTAAGACTTGCCCAATTCTGGCATTTCCAGTGCTTGTCATTGTGTTTCGTATGAATTCGAGTTTCATATTAAAAGCCCCGAGAGGTTTCCCCCTCGGAGCATTTTAGACATTAGGCAATGTCTGCATCGCCATAGCAGAAGGAAACCGCATTGCGAACTGCAATGTCAGTGTCCTGCAAGGCAACCACGCGAACAGTGCCGCTTGTGGAGTTGCTGTAAGGATCGACCATCAAATCCAAACCAGAGAAGAAACCAATCAACAGATCAGCAAAGTTGCCAAAGAACACATCACCAGCAGTCACTTGTGCTGAGGTTTCTGTGCGATAGCCGTTTACTGTGTTGCCAGATTCCCAAACAAACTGACCAGCAGAGGTTGATGACTTCTCAGTTGTCTTCAATGCACCGCGTTGAGCAGGGTTGAACAAATAGGTCATCGTGCCGATGTCAGCATTGTCAATGGCCAACTCAGACTCCATCGCCACCAACTCAGCAAAAGTTGGGTTTGTGGCTGCAAAGTCTTTGGTGTTGATGCCAGATTGCAACTTGATGCCTGTGGGCTGGTTGTTTGCACCAGTGCCGTAAAGGGCAGCAGTGTCAATCGCCAAAGCAATCACAGTGGCCAAGTCTCTGCGAACCATGCTCTCGATGTCAATCGATGACTGGATCATCAACTTGCGTGAGAAGTCAGTGTAAGCACCCACAGTTTTGGGAGACATTGTGACTTGAGCCAGAGTTTGTTGGCTCTCAGTAGGTGCGCCAGACTCAGCAACCCAATAAGCAGTGGCTGCGCCAGATTGCTTAGGAATTGCAACATTGCCTGTCAAACCATTGAGAACTGTAGCACCAGCACGTTGAACAACTGAACGATTGCGGAGCATCTCGATGAAAGATGCAGCCAAAAGATCGGTTGCCACAGTGAAGCCACCAGCAGAGTTTGTTCCAACATTCAAGTCACGCTTTGCATGAACCACCTCGTTTGGCACAAAGAAGCCTTGAGCAGAGCGACCATAAGTCTTTTGCGCTGCCTCAGACACTTCACGCTCAAATGCAGCGTTAGCCCATGCGCGTTTGTCTTGGGGATTAGCCAAAGCATTGATTGCGCGAACAAATGAGAATTGACGCACTTCCTTGGGTGTCAAACCGACTTCGGCTTGGATAGGAGCGTCATAAGCGCGACTTTCAGTCGCCACAGTTGCAGAGTTTTCCATTTTTCTTTCCTTTGGGGTTTCGGTTTTAGCAATTTGTGCTTCAACCAAAGTTTCGGTAATTTGTGATGTTTCCACCACCGCTTCAGAGGTTGTTTCAGTTTCCATGCTTCGACCCACACCGACTGACACATCGGCTGGAATTGAAACAATAGACACTTCAACGGGTCGCCAATTTGTTGCTCGATAAGTGCGACCATCGTTCTCTTTTACCATCTTGGCAATTGAGTATCCAATGAAAACATTACCGCGAATCAAATCCGCGACATCTCCGTAAACCTCTGAAGCCAGTGCGCTCTTACCGAAACGCACTGTCGCTCGCAACTTGCGAGCCGAGCCATCGAGACTTACAGATTCGATTACACCAATTTGACGCTCAGGATCGTGATCCATAAGCAATGGTGCGCGACCAGAGTTCAGAAAACTCAAGTCGATTGATTGGGGATTGTGGTCGAGGACTTCCTCGCCATAAGAGCGACCGACTGGCATCTCAGAGGAAATCGACATCGAGACTCTGCGATCATCAACGCTTTCCACTCGGGCTTCCATAGCGTCAGCGCGAGTCACTCGCTCACCAGCCTTGCGATCATCAGCAACATCAACGGCCATTTCCATTGGTTGCTCAACTGGTGCGTCTTCTGCGCTTGACTCTAGGTCGATTTGTGCAGCAGTGGCCATTTGCTCAGTTTGTGCCTCGATGATTTCAGCAACATCCTCAGTGTCAACGTGAATTGAAACACTGACCATTGCTCTTTCTTCGTCACTCATAATTTTCCTTTCGGATGCTTCTTCAAACAGTATTGGCTCAAAGTCATGTGATTTTAACCACGCTTTTGATTCTTGAGTAGTGAAGCGAGTTTTGTCAAACCGAATCGCTTGGAGTTCAGAGACTCCATCTTTGATCCCATAAATGAAATCAATTCCTTCACCGCCTTCATTATTTTTTCGCGCAAATGAGTCATATTGTTCAGGGTCTTTCAGCCTTGCAGCGTGTTCATTCGGAAATGGCACTGGACACCTCAGCCTCAGTTGGAAGTTTGTCACCAAATGGCTCAAAAGCCAATTTCAGACCATAGAAAGCAGCCAACTCTTTCTCAGCGTTAATTGCTGAGAAGGTTTCCTCGACATCCCGACCATATTGATTGGCCACATCTTGCATAGACAAAATGCCGTTTTTCATGCCGATCACAGCCGCATTCATCTCTTTGAGTGGATCAACCCACTGGAAGCCTCTCGCCCTGAATATGGCCGCGTCTGCAAACTTGTCAAACCGAGTTGATGGGATGTTAATCACACCATTCTCCATGACCGACATTAAGAACTCCCTGAAAACTGGCTCGACAAAGTGCTGAATGAGAATGTCCTGAACCATTTTCCACTGGTCACGATCCTCAAGAGTGCCTTGCCTAATCGATGAATATGAGACACCTTCCAGATTGTTGGCCAAGGATGTGTAACTCACGCCCAGACCTGAAGCGATACCGCGCAGAACCGCTTTCTCAAACTCAGCAAATGCCCCTGTCGGATGGGTCGGATCAAACTGCTGAAAGTTCACACCCTCTGGCAATTGGTGGAAAGTCCCAGGATCGGCTTGCATGATTGGCACGTTGTCAATCTTGTCGTCAGCCGTAAACCCATCACCCTGTGGAGAGGTGAAAAAGCCCATCTTAGATGCACCAACCCGAGCCGCCACCAACTCTGCTTCTCGATAGCCGTTAAGCATTTTGAGGCTGGTTAGAACTGGCGCCATCCAAGGCACACCTCGGGTCTGCTGCGCTCGCTCACCAATGAAACAGTGAATGATCCTATCAGCAGGGACTCGAATCCTTGGCTCAGAGAATGTCTGGCTGTATGCGTCAAAAGGATGTCGAGTCAGCAAGTGATAAGCAACTGGTCTGCCAAACTGGTCGAGTTCCACACTCATGCGGATTCGATTTCCATTTGGAAGGTTGTCGTTATAGTTCTCGTCCAAATAATCTGGCTCAAGAAACTCAAGGGCAAAATCAAACTTGTTTGGATAACGCACCTTGCGACACAAAACCTCGCCATCACGCACCAGAGACTCGACAAAGAATCTCTGAGCATCAACCCATGAGTATTTGCCATCAACAGTGCAGACACCTAATCTTGACCACTGAGCAAAAGCATTCTCGATCTGATCGTTGCCAATGTTATCCATTGAGCCATTGTCGTTTCTGGCTTTGATCTGGACTGTCACACCTCGCTCACCGACCACATTTGACTTGGCCAGATTGATGAATCGCTTGGCATATTCATTGTTTCGGGTTAAATCCCGAGAGCGATCACGCAAGATTCTCAGGGCTGGCCTAATCTCCTCGTCAGCAGATTTGGAGGATGAAATGAAGTCACTGAATAAGCGTCCAACATTCGCACCCGCATAACTGCGCTTTTTCAGAGGCTTTTTTCTGGAAAAGATGTCTAAAATTCCCATTATCCGAACCTCACTTGCACTGTTGAACCAGTCGGTTTGCCTTTAGCAATATTCTCAGCAATCAATTCTTTTTGACGCTCACGCTTGTAATAATCCCGAGCGTCTGTCAATTCTCTGAATGACATCTTTGAAAGACTGCGACCAGCAATTGAGTAACTTGAAACATCCGAGTCAGCCCGACCAGACAAAATGCTTTCGATCTTGCCAATCATTATTTGAGCATGAGTTCTCAAATCAGCAGAGGTCAGATTCAAGTCAGCATTGATTTCCCAATAACCTTTGTCCACAGTGACCCGAGCCGAGTCAGAGTTGCGCTCGATGTCCGCTTGCCAGACATAACTTCCCTTGATGAAAGCCGCACTCGTTGCGTTGGTTATGGTGGCCAGATAAGCAGTCCCACTGGTTGTCGCAGTGATATTGATCTCATCGTTTCCACCGCCCTGAATTCGGGCTGTATATTTGAGAGTGTAAAGTGATGGAGGGTAATCATCCCCAAGATCGGTGCGTTTCCATTGGAAAAAACTACCAATCACAATGTTTTCTGGCTCAGTCGTTGGAGCGTTGCTTGAGTCGAAAAGGTTAGCCATCGGCCCCCCTAGTTTTACGGAATATAGCGCATTTTAACGCCAACCATTAACAAATGACGATTGTGGCTTTGCTCGACTGGTTGGTTTGGTTGTTTTAACAACCTCAGTCGCCTGTTTCCGCAATTCTGCCCTTTTTGCTAATGATGCCAGATTAACATTCAAAAGGGAAAGTGCTGCCATTGCATACACCCGAACATCGAGTGCTTCGTTTCGAGTCCGAGTCTTCACAAACTCTCGCCTTGCAAAGCCTTTGTGATAGCGAGTTGCAATTTTCTCAGCCGTTAACTGTTTGAAATATTCATCCTCTCGCCCGACAGGGAAGTGGCAATATCCCGCGCCAGCCTCCTGAATCTTGAATCGAGAGAATAAAAGCAGTTTGACAGTATCCACACCCACTGGAAACAACTTAATCTTTCCGATATTGTTCTTTGAAGGCTTGCCAACAATGGGCTTTCCCTCACCGCCAACACCCTTAATCGCAAATATGCGCTTTCCTTCTCTTGGGTGAACATATTTGTAAACTGCCTGAGTATTGTGGCCACCAGAGTCAACGCAAGTCGCTCTGACAATCATTTCCTCGCCAGACTCATGCTCATAAGTCTGAGCCAAGAATTCATCGAGGTCTTTCCAAATATGGGGTGCTGAAGGGTCGCCATAGAAGGTTTTGTAAGCAATAGACCAAGATTCCTCGTCAAGCCCCCACCCGACCACCTCGGCCTCAAGTCGATCATCCTGAACGTCAACTCCCGCAGTCAAAAGCAAAACATCATCTGGAATTGCATCCCATTCCTCAGCCCTGTTTGACAGTGAGTAGTCATCGACTTGCTCACCCTCCTCCTCCCAAGTCTCGCCAAGATAAGTATTGACCCAGACCCTCAGAGTTGCTGGTTGTTTCTTGGCTTCAAGAAAATCCCTCACCCCATCCACAATTGGAGTCCAAGGTGAGTACAAAGCCGACAAATGAAAGCCAGCAACCCCCTTGAATTCTGCTGTTGCAACCCATTTGCCTTGTCTGATCGAGCGAATCCTCTCAGATTCATCCCACTCTGAACCGCAGTGCTGGCAAACATATCGAGCAGTCTCTGGCTTTTCTTTGTCCCACTTGACATTACCCCACTCTAAAAACAGGTCTGCTTTGCAATGCTGACAAGGCACAGAATATTTGCGTTTGTCAGACTCCTCGTAAGCGATCTCAATTCTGCTTGCGCCCTTGTTTGTGGGAGTTGAAACCATAAGAATCTTTCGATTCCAGAATGTTGCAGCCCTTTTCTTGGCCAGTGAGACAGGATCACCTTCTGAGCCAGCCGAGACAGGGTAACGATCAACCTCATCGCATAAAACGACCCTGATTGGTCTAGATGCCAGACTTGATGGGGAATTAGCCCCACAAGCCGTTATATGGCCACCAGCAAACACTTTGTGCAGAGTTGTATTACCTGAGTCCCTTGCCCTTGGGTCTTTTACCAAAGATGAAAGGGCTGGAGTGTCCCGAATCATTGGAGCGAGCCTGTCTTTGCTCCAAGTCTGAGCCATGTCAAGGGTCGGCTGCACCACCAAAATGGGACTTGGGTCTTGCCCAACGTGATACCCAACAATATTATTGAGAATCTCAGTCTTGCCAATCTGACTGGATGACATGATGACCACCTCACGCACCGATGGATCATTCAGAGCGTCCATCATGCCCCTCTGATATTCAGCCCGAGAGGTCGTCCATGTACCCGCCTCAGCCGAGGATTCTGGGGAAAGTCTGCGATAAGTGTCAGCCCACTCGCTCACCTTTAAATCAGGTGGTGGCTTCAGGCTCAGAAACACCTTCTTCAGAATCGTTCCCAAGTTCGGATGACCTGACAGGGTTATTGACATGGACTTCGATGTTTTCAAGTTCATTCAGGGCTTCGTGTATTTGTTCTTTTAACAGATTCTTTACATCAATCAAAGTCTCAGCCGAGAAAACCTCAGCAGCAGCCTTTGTTGGCAAAGAGAGCAACTTAGCCCTCATGTTAGTGGTCGCTTCTATCCAAGCCGATTCAATATCACCAGCAGGGATTAGTTTCTCCTCCATTTGAGCCTTTTCCATTTCCATGATGTCAGCCCTTGCACGAGTCAGACGCATCCTGTGTGTGGTGTAGTCATCCTCTGGCAAATCCTTTTTGAGATTGCCCATCCTTAAATATTGGATATAAGCCCGAACCACAGGCACAAGTTCATATCTGCCTCGCTGAACCTTGGGAATAGTCCCTTCTTTAGCGAGTTGATTGATTCGCTG